CCTGGCCGCAGAGGCTGACGCATGAGCCGCATGGGCCGCCCATCGGGAGTGGCGAGTAACCACCGACGCGAGCCCGGCGAGACAGGGCCAAGACACCAAGGACGAGTGAGATGAAACGCATCTGCAACCGCTGCAATGCCGAGCGAAGACCGCGCGTAACGCGGTGCCCTCGGTGCGGCAGCCCTGAGTTTCGCATCAAAAGGGACACAAAATGATCGCAGCATCCGACCGCTACTCCGCGTTTCTTGACACCAAAAAGCAACTCGACGGCGACCACGGGTTTGATCCGTCTTTCCTCCCCGAGTGGCTGTTCGACTATCAGCGGCATCTGGTCGCGTGGGCTTGTCGCAAGGGCCGCGCGGCGATCTTTGCCGACTGCGGGATGGGCAAGACCCCGATGCAGTTGGTCTGGGCCGACAACGTGCGGCAGCAAACCGGCAAGCCGGTGCTAATCGCGACCCCGCTGGCGGTCAGTTACCAGACCGTCGAGGAGGCGAAGCGGTTCGGAATCGAAGCCGCCAGGTCGAGCGGCGGCAAGCCGAAGGCCGGGATCGTCGTGACGAACTACGAGCGGCTGCACAAGTTCGACCAGGAGCACTACGGCGGGATGGTGTGCGACGAGTCGAGCATTCTCAAGAACTTCGACGGCTCAACAAAGGCCCTCGTCACTGAGTTCATGCGGCTGATCCCGTATCGCCTGCTCTGCACGGCGACCGCCGCTCCGAATGACTACCACGAGCTCGGCACGTCCAGCGAAGCACTCGGGTACCTCGGCTATCACGACATGCTCTCGCGGTTCTTCAAAGAGGACATCATCAAGGACTACCTGGGCTGGGGGCGCAAGAGTTACCGCTTTCGCGGCCACGCGGAGGAACCGTTCTGGCGATGGGTATGCTCGTGGGCTCGGGCGTGCCGCAAGCCCAGCGACCTGGGCTTCGACGACGGCAAGCTCGTGCTGCCGCCGCTCCGCGAGCACGAGCACGTCGTGCATAGCAGCAAGACGCGGGCCGGGATGCTGTTCTCGCTGCCAGCTGACACGCTGCAAGAGCAACGCGAAGAACGGCGTATCACCCTGGAGGACCGATGTGCCGCCGCGGCTGACCTCGTTTCCTCGCGTCCGGGGGCGTCGGTCGTCTGGTGCCATCTCAACGCCGAGGGCGACCTCCTAGAGCGGCTGATCCCCGACTGCCGACAGGTGAGCGGCTCCCAGAGCGAAGACGAGAAAGAGGAGTTGCTGCTCGCGTTCCAGGCCGGGCAACTCAAGCGGCTCGTGACCAAGCCGAAGATCGGCTGCTTCGGGCTGAACTGGCAGCACTGCCGCCACGTCGTGACGTTCGCTTCACACTCGTGGGAGCAGTATTACCAAGCCGTGCGACGGTGCTGGCGGTTCGGCCAGACGCAGCCCGTCGATGTTCACGTCATCGCCACCGAGGGCGAGGTCGGCGTTCTCGCCAATCTGCGACGCAAGGCTAACGCTGCCGACCGCATGTTTGAGTCACTTGTGCGGCACATGGGCAACGCCATGGCCGTTGATCATCGAAGGACGTTTCCCCACAGCGAAAGGATTCCGGCATGGCTGTCAGCGAGCAAGTAATCACAGACGAATACGCGATCTACAACGGCGACTGCTGCGAGGTGCTGCAGAGCATCCCTGACGAGTCGGTGCATCTGTCGATCTACTCACCGCCCTTTGCGGCAGACGGGGCCGGCTGCCTCTATCACTACTCAAGTTCTGAACGCGACCTCAGTAACTGCCGGTCGCACACTGAGTTTTTCGACCACTACGCGTTCGTAGTCGGCGAGATCCATCGCGTCACGATGCCGGGCCGGCTGTCTGCGGTGCATTGCATGGACATCCCGAGGAAGACCTCGCCCGGCGGGCTGATCGACTTCCCCGGCGAAATCATCCGGCTGCACGAGTCGCTGGGCTGGCGGTTCTGGTGCCGTCACTTCATCTGGAAGGAGCCGCTCGGCGTCAGGAATCGCACGATGGCGAAGGGGCTCGCCCACAAGCAAGTCGTGACAGACGCGAGCCTGTGTGACGTTGCCTCGGCGGATTGCCTGCTGCTTTTCCGCAAGGACGGCGAGAACCCTGTGCCGGTCGCAAATCCGACCGGGCTGATGGAGTACGCGGGAGAGCGGGAGATTCCGGCTGAGTTGCTTTCCTATCGCGGGCACAAGGGCAAGCAGATCGAGAACCGCTACTCGCACTGGATCTGGCGGCAGTACGCGTCGGCTTTCTGGGATGACATCCGCCTAGAGCGGACGCTGCCCTACAAGCAGGCCCGCGAGGACGATGACGAACGGCACATGCACCCGCTCCAACTCGACGTGATCGAGCGGATTGTGCATCTACGGAGCCTTCCCGGCGAGACGGTACTTACGCCTTTCATGGGAGTCGGCAGCGAGGCATACGGGGCGGTGCTCAACGGTCGCAAGGCTATCGGCATCGAGCTCAAGCCGGCGTACTACCGGCAGGCAGTGAAGAACATGGAGGAGGCGGCTAGGGGCCGGAAGACAGAGGCGACCCTCTTTGACGCGGAGGCGGTGGCATGAACGACCTTGAGACCTTACCGCTCTTCCGCCGAACGGACCCCGCGACATCTCGCGTGGCAGCGTCTCGCGTGCGTGAGTTCAAAGGCCAGCACCACCGAGCGATCCTCGAGGCCCTGCGGCTCGGGCCGGCTGGGCAGAGCGAGATCGCTGCCCGGTGCGGGCTGCTGGCCCATCAAGTGAACAAGCGGCTCGGCGAGTTGCGGCGGGCCGGGCTCGTCGAGACGACGGGCGAGACCAGGCCGTCCTCAAGTGGGCGACCGGAGCGGGTGTATCGAGCAACGGCGGCGTCAGCGTAGACGTGCGGCCGAGGACGGTGGATTGAAACGAAAGGAGGCCGCTATGCGGCTGCTTAAGACCGAGAACAGGAAGATTGGCGTCGATGATCTAAACATCTGCGACGCATACCAACGAACTATTGTTCGTTCGCAAGTGAACAGTATCGCCAGGAATCTTGACCAAGACGCATTCGGGTCGTTGACAGTCGGCCAGAGGCGTGACGGCTCGTACTGGATCGTCGATGGACAGCAGCGATGTGAGGCTGCAAAAAAGCTAGGCATTCAATCTGTGCCGTGCGACGTGTTTGAGTCCGATGGCCCGAAGCATGAGGCGCGCGTGTTTCGGATTAAGAACAGGCACAGAACAAACATCTCGTCTGTCACGCTGTTCAAGAGTCAGCTGACAGAAGGCGACGAGCAGACAGTCGCCATCGCTGAGATAGTCCGGCGTTCAGGGCTGAAGATCGGCCTGGATTGCCATAGCGTCAAGTGGCCGTACATCCGTGCCGTAAAGGCCCTAGAGAGGTCTTATCGCAGGTGTGGCGGCGACGGACTTGGTGATGTTCTTTCAATCATTTGCGACACGTGGCCAGGAGAGGACGGCGCGCTGCAGGGCGACATGATGGAGGGCCTCAGCTGGTTTTTGAAGAAGCATCCAGAGTACGACCGAGCGAGGCTGGTGTCTCGGTTAACAAAGAAGTCGATTACGAGCGTCCTTCGTGCAGCAGACGCCAACTTCAAACTTGGCAGGGACCGTGACAGTTCGTCGTACGGGCGATCTCTTGCGACGTACGACGCAATCTCTCTGATCTACCACAAGGGAATGCGACGCAAGCCGGCAGCCGAGTTGTGAACTTAGCCGCCCTCGTGATAGGCACGATGCCGCTTCGACGCGGCAGGGCGGAATGGAAAGTAATCCAGAATGGCCAGAACCCGTAGCATCAAGCCGTCGTTCTTTAAGAACGAGTACCTGGCCGAGTGCGAGCCGATGGCCCGGCTCCTGTTCGTCGGTCTCTGGACGCTTGCCGACTGCACCGGGCGGATGGAGTTCCGGCCCCTGCGGATCAAGGCCGAGCTTTTCCCGTACGACAACTGCGACATTATGGCCCTGCTGCAGCAGCTGGCCGACAAGGGCTTCGTCCGAGCCTACGAATCGGACGACGTAATGGTGCTCGAGATCCCCACATTCTCGGACCACCAGCGGTGTCACCCCGATGAGCGTGACGAAGGGCTGCCGCCACCCGATGAATCGGCGCAAAACATCGTTTTTCCCGAGCAAAACGCAAAACCGGGAAATCCAACGCTGGAGCCGGGAAATCCCCCGGCTTCTTGCGCCTTTAGTCCTTCTACCTTTAATCCTTCTACCTCTAATCCTTTGGATGCTCCGAGCACGCCCAGGCGGCGACGCTCGAAGCCGGCCGATCCGCTTCGGTGGTCTGCGGAATCTGGCTGGGAGGGAATCACCGACGCTGACCGTGCGGAATGGTCACAGGCATATCCGGCGGCTGACCTTCCCGTCGAGTTGGCGAAGGCCACGCAGTGGCTGAAAGCCAACCCAAAGAAGGCACGCAAAAGCAACTGGCGGCGGTGGCTCACCACCGTCTGGCTCACCAAGTGCCAGGACAAGGGCGGCACGCACCGTGAGGCCGGCAACCGGCCGAGCGGGCCGACGCCTGAGGAGCGAGCCAAGCGTCGATTCTTCCGGGGCGACGCTCAGCGAAGCATGACCGACCAAGAGTACGCCGAGTGGCGTCGAGGGAAGCGACCGAGTACCGAGGCCGCCGCGCTTGCGGGGGCCATCACACTTGCCAAGGAGGGCACATGACAACCACCACCCGACCACCGATCACCCAGCGGCAGCGTGCCGTCTACGACTTTATCTGCCGGCGTTACGCCGAGACCGGCTCAGGCGTTGGCGTCCGTGAGATCTCCGAGTCGATGGGTGCCGTCTCGCCTGGGGCGTCGTACTGCCACCTCAAGTACCTCGAGCAGCGTGGCTACGTGCGACGCACGCCGGGCCGGGCCAACTCGATTCTGCCAATCGTGGAGGCCACCGATGGCGAT